AAAGCCAGAGAAATTCACAAAACAAATATAAGAGCAGCAAGAACACCAAAACTTGCAGAACTTGATATTGAATTTCAGAAGGCACAAGAAACTGGTGCATCAACAACAGACATTGTTGCTAAAAAACAAGCATTAAGGGATGCTCCTGCTGATTCTGGAATAGCTGCTGCTAGTGATGCTGACGCATTAAAAGCACAATGGAAAACTGATATACTAGGCACATCACCTTATAGCTAATGGCAATAGCACCTGGAACATATAATATGACCGTTCAAAGAAGGTCAGATCACAGTGTTCCTATTGTGCTGAAGGATAACACTGGAACGGCAATAAACTTAACAGGGTTTACAGTAGCAGCACAAGTTTGGGATGAATCACGTTCCACAAAATATGCAGATTGGGCTGTTACTTATACAGATAGATCAGCAGGATCTTTTTCTATAGCATTAACAGACACCCAGACAGCTACATTTACCCCAGAAATATTAGCTTACGATGTGTTAGTAGTTAATGGATCAGGACTCAAAGAATATTATTTAGAGGGTAAGATATTTATGAGTGAGGGTTATACAACCACATGAGTCAAGTTAACATTACAACCACTAAGAATACCGTTACTGTCAACGGTGAAACTAGAGTTGTCACTGTCGCCACGCAAGGTCCACAGGGAGCTAGTGCAGACTTTACATTAGACTCAACTGATAAAGTTGATGGATCTGTTATTTACTATGACTCTAGTTCTGCTAAGTTTAAGGCAGATGCAACCACAACTAAACTAACACTTGTTAATGGAGGTAATTTTTAGGCCATGTCTAACACTATAAGAATTAAGAAAAGAGCAGCCAGTGGATCTGCTGGTGCTCCTTCAAGTTTATCTCCATCAGAATTAGCCTTTAATGAAAATGACCTGAAACTATATTATGGTTTTGGTGATAATGGATCTACTCCACCTTCTGCAAGTTCAATAATTACTGTTGGTGGTTCTGGAGCTTTCTTCAATAAAACAGATACAAGAAGTGCAAATGCAATCTTAGCTGGCCCTACAACTGGATCGGCTGCTGCACCTACATTTAGAAGTTTGGTTGCTGCTGATATTCCTTCTATTGCCCATACCAAGATTAGTGATTTTGATACTGGAGTACAGGCAAATAGAGTTGACCAGTTAGCAAGTGCAACTAACCCTGTAAGTGGAGTAACACCGACTGCTGATGCTCACTTTGCAACTAAAGCTTATGTAGATAGCACCAGTGAAGGATTAGATGTAAAACAATCCTGTAAGGTTGCAACTACTGCAAATATTACGCTTTCTGGAACGCAAACTATTGATGGTGTTTCTGTAGTAGCTGATGACAGAGTACTTGTAAAAGATCAATCTACTGCATCACAAAATGGTATGTATCTTTGTAAAGCAAGTACATGGGTAAGAACAGATGATTTAGCTGCTGGTGTCGATGCTGCTGGTGCATTTACATTTGTAGAGCAAGGTTCAGTAAATGCTGATATCGGATTCGTTTGCACTAGTAATAAAGGTAGTGCTGTTGTAGGTACCAATAACCTTTCATTTAGTACTTTTTCATCCAGTGGTAACGTAACTGCTGGTGATGGCCTTGATAAGTCTGGTAATGAATTAAGCGTTGATCTTAAGTCCAATGGTGGACTTGTTATTGAGTCAACCGAAATAGCTGTTGATTTAGCTGCTAGTTCTATCACAGGAACTTTAGCCATATCAGATGGGGGAACAGGAGCTACAAGTGCCTCTGCTGCAAGAACAGCCCTCGGATTAGCCATCGGTACAAATATTCAGGCATTTGACCAGCAATTATCTGATATTGCAGGTCTTACACCTTCTGATGGTAATTTCATTGTTGGAGATGGATCAAACTTTGTACTTGAAAGTGGATCAACCGCCAGAGCAAGTCTCGGAGTGAGCATCGGAAGTCAGGTTCAGGCCTATGACGCTGATTTAGATAATTTATCTGGTTGTCAATCTGGTGGATCTGCTGCGTTAGCTGCTTTGACCGCTACTGAAATACAAATTCTTGATGGAGCGACTGTATCTACTGCTGAACTAAATATTCTTGATGGTGTTACTGCTACTGCATCTGAATTAAATATTTTAGATGGAGTTACTGCTACAGCTTCAGAATTAAACATTATGGATGGAGTCACAGCAACGACTTCAGAGCTAAACATAATGGATGGGGTGACAGCTACTACCACTGAGCTTAACCATACTGATGGAGTTACAAGTAATATTCAAACACAGTTAGATGCAAAACAAGCCTCTGATGCACAGCTTACAGAATTAGCAACAATGGCCAGTGGTACAGCAGATGCTCTAGCTGATTTATCAGGTACAGAGGTTGGAATATTAGATGGAGCTACAGTTACAACAACTGAGTTGAACATAATGGATGGTAATACGGCTGCAAGTTCAACAACACTAGCTACAGCAGATAGACTTGTGACCAACGATTCTGGAACGATGAAACAAGTTGCGTTGTCTGACCTTGTTACATTTTTAGAAGATGGATCTACCTCTGGCTTTGATGTCGAGGGTGGCACTTTTTAAACCATAGGAGGTAATGTCCAATGGCTAATGTCATCAAGCTAAAAAGAGGTACAAGCACACCCACAACAAGCGATATTGTTGATGGTGAGGTTGCAATAGATAAATCTGCTCAAAAATTTTACGTAAATGATGGAGGAACTGTAAAAGAGATTGGTGGAGGTGGTGGACTTACTTCAGATGCTCAAGAAAATACAGTAGGCGGAACCAATGCTGGAGACAGTTTTGATGGAACAAATGCGACTAACAATACTTTAATAGGATTTAATGCTGGCACGGCTATAACAACCTCAGATTTTAATACTGCGGTGGGAAGCAATGCTTTAGCTGCTTTAACTACAGGCAGATTTAACACCGTTCTTGGTGATGAGGCTGGCAAACTTATTGACACTGGAACTAACAATCTTTGCATTGGTCGCAGGGCTGGACAAAGCATGACAGATAATCAATTTAACGTAATGGTAGGTGACAGTGCGAATACCACGGGAAGTCAAAATACCTTTGTAGGATATGCGGCTGGTGGTTCTAGTGCCTCTACTGATCGTTCAGTGATTATTGGAATGAACGCTGGTAAGGTTGCAACTGGAGGAGATAATGTTTTTGTCGGATATGATTGTGGAAATGATAATAGTTCTGGAACTGAAAACCTGTTTGGGGGTAGGGGTGCAGGGTCAAAAGTTACGTCAGGTGCAAAAAATGTTATTTTAGGACATAACGCTGCCAGTACAGGAACCAATAATTTAACAACTGGTGATAATAATATACTTATAGGACATGATGCTGCTGCTAGTGCAGCAGACGTAGATAATGAAATTACTTTAGGTGACGGTAATATAACTAAATTTAGAATACCAGCTTTAAGTTTTTCTATAAATGCTTCTGCCGTAACTAATGGTGCTGCGTTCTATGAAAATGCCAAGACTGTAGCTGCTGACTATACTTTAAGTGGATCAAATGCAATGGCAGCAGGTCCTATAACTATAAATTCAAGCGTCACTGTCACTATAAGTTCTGGTGATACTCTTACTATTGTTTAATTATGGCTGAACGTACCACAGAAGAAATTGCAACAATCTATACTAATGCTGGAGATAGCGTGACTGTTATAAATAGATTGGCAGCTTTAGAATCTTTAACGACTGAAGAAAAAGAAAGAGTCAAACGAAATGTAGAACATCTTGAAATTATTAAGGCTTATACAAAGGAAGATGGTACGACTAGCATTTGGACAACTGAAGACTTCACAGAACAAGATGCTGCGGTTACATTAGGAAAAACTAAGTATTAATGAAAGAAATAATTGAAAAACAGATTCTTGAATGGCAGCAGGAAATAATAAATCAAAGACAATATATTCTTAGACTTGAAGGTGGTGTCCAAGCATATCAGTTGTTATTAAAAGAAATTGACAAACCAAAAGAGGTTAAAGAAGAGGTAAAAAAGTAGAAGGAATATTATTAAAAACGTGTCCTATTTGTAGTGCAAGTTTTAATACGATGGAGCAGAGAAGGATTTATTGCAGTGGAGCGTGTAAGACCAGATCAAGTCGTAGTAACAAAACCTTGAAAAGCATTTGAAATCCATTAGTATATAACTTTAATTTTTTTAATTAAATGCTAAAAAAAGTA